CACCACCACTTAACATTCTCGGCCGCTTGCGGTTTTTATTCACGTGATTGCGGCGGATTGTTTTTTTACTTGTACGTTTACGCGTTAATCGTTTACGCGTTAATCGTTTGGTTTTCATAGTCTTACTGCGGCCTTTCTTGGTTTTCATTTAATATATAATAAATTTATATATTAATTTTATCACTTCTGTTATTGTATTCACAATTATATTTATGACCCTTTTATACAGCTGGCTACTTCATTTAAGCGCGAGCCATCAAGTAAAGTCTATGAATCATCTACATTGCTGGCTGTTTTCACCGAGGCTTTCGGCTTCAATAAATTCATAATTTCTGGTGTAATATTTGGATTTTCCTCCGCTAATTCTAACGGCCTCTTATATTGTTTGTCCCACTCACTTTTAGCTTTTTCTCCACCCGGTTCTGACGCCAATATTTTTATAATTTCTGATGTAATATTTGGGTTTTGCGCCGCATAATGTAACGGCGTATCTTTAAAATTGTCTTGCATACCTTTAGCTTTTTCTCCCTCCGATTCTGACGCCAATATTTTTATAATTTCTAGTGTAATATTTGGGTTTTGCGCCGCAGAATGTAACGGCGTCTTACCAAGATTGTCTTTCATACTTTTAGCTTTTTCTCCCTCCGATTCTGACGCCAATATTTTTATAATGTCTAGTGTAATCTCTGATTTAATCTCTGGTTTAATCTCTGATGTAATATTTGGGTTTTCCGCCGCATAATGTAACGGCGTCTTATCATAACTGTCTTTCATACTTTTAGCTTTTTCTCCCTTTTTTCCTGACGCCAATATTTTTATAATTTCTAGTTTAATGTCTGGGTCAATCTTTGTGTCTTTCACTGCTAAATGTAACGGCGTTTTTTTACCGTAATCAGTTGTTTTCATACTTTTAGCATTTTCTCCCCCCTTTCCAAACGCCAATAATTCTATCATTTCTGGTTTAATATTTGGGGTTAGGACCGCATAATGTAACGGCGTTCTACCCATATAATCTTTAAACTGTTTACCTTCATCCGATTTAGACCTCATTAAAAACTTTATAAATTCTTCTATTTTTTTTTCATCTGTCAACTCACCCTTTAGAATTTCAGCAAGTGTATTATAAACATAATGTTTTGATGTTCCAAATATGCTATTTGGATCCATTGATCTGTGGACGACACCATCATCACCACCACCACTTAACATTCTCGGCCGCTTGCGGTTTTTATTCACGTGATTGCGGCGGATTGTTTTTTTACTTGTACGTTTACGCGTTAATCGTTTACGCGTTAATCGTTTACGCGTTAATCGTTTGGTTTTCATAGTCTTACTGCGGCCTTTCTTGGTTTTCATTTAATATATAATAAATTTATATATTAATTTTATCACTTCTGTTATTGTATTTATTTCTGCTAAATTATTCTTTCTTTTCTTTCGCTTTAAATGGACTACAAATAATATCATACGTTTTATTCTTCAAACCTATAAAATCATTTGTTTTATAAAAATCGCTTGTTTTACTATCTATCATATCGTGAATATATATATTTGCCGTATTATCAAATATATTAGAATTGTCTAATTGTCTATTCTCATTTGTTTTACCAATATCTTTATCATATATAATTGTTATTGGCAAAATACTAACTTGTTTTTCTACCGCCAATCTAAAAATTCCAGTTTTAAATTCTTTTGGGGGTCCAGTTCTAGTGGTTGTTCCCTCTGGAAAAATTAATATATTTGAATTATTGTTTAAGCATTCTGTTATTATATTTTTTACTTTTGACCCATCTTCTTTATCTCCTCTAATATAGGGTATAAATTTCAATGATTTAATTATATAATCTTTTACATAAGATAATATATTCAAAATATGGCTATTATCTGCTTTATCACCAACAATATTTGATTTGACAACCGTAAATAAATGATTGTTATTTTTTTTATAGTACATATCGTATATTAAACCACCGTCAACTGCTCCATGATAATGATTTGCCATTATTAATACTCTATTTTTTGATAATTCGTTTTCTTTTCCATGAATATTTATATCAATATTAAGTAAATAAATAAATGAAGACAATAATCTTACAAAAATTTTATCGCTAATTATTTTTGGAAATAAATAAAAAAAAACTAAATTACTCAATGTAAGTAATATCATCAAACATAATTTTATATTGTTTACAATAATATTAAAAAACATATAATAAAATTTTATTATTATTTATCATTTATAAACGTATATTAAACGTATATTAAACGACATATTAAAAATCGCTTTTATCTATGGTAACACTTTTAGAAATCTTCCGAATAATCTTGCTTTCACTATCAAAAAACTCACCTTTGCCACCCATCGCTTGGTTCATTATACCAAGATAAGTATCGTTTAACGGGTGTTGTAAATTCATGCACTGCGGATGTGCATCACGCCAAGGGATCATCAAATCGCCATTCTTTTTTGTAATGTATTTAATAGCCTTCCGTAGTTTGTCATAGAGTTCAGTTTCTTTTTCCCATACATCATCATCGCGGACGTACATTGTTTCTCGTTTTAAATCGCTACAATGAATCGGGCGTTTATATACATCCATCTCGTTTAACTTTCTTACCATTTGACGCGAAATGCCTTCTACATAACCTAGCTCGCCGAGTTCTTCCAAATCGGAGAATTGTAGCATCATAGAATTTACAAAGTCTGTCAGATTCATTGCATCTTTGCATTTTTCATTGAGAAAAACTTGCATATTAAAGGTTTTATTATGACTGTTATTATTTATATTATTTGTTGTATTGTTACTGTTTTTACATACTTCCAATATTTGTTGCTGCATATCTAATGTTTGTTTTTGTAAATCGCTATTACTTTTAACGACTTCCATAATTAAATTGGTCAATAAATGTACATCATGTGGATTATCATTAATAATTATATTTTCACTATATTTGTTTGTATTTTCATTGCTACAATTATTTTTCCGCATATGTTTCCATAATCCACAATTTGTATGATAAATTTTACCGCATTTACACTGATAATTTTTTGCGGAATTATTCATTTCCAAATTTTGTAAATTTGATTTACATTTATGTTTACGGGTGTTTATATGCCTAATCCAATCATTTTTTTTACTACACAATATATCACAAAAATCACATTTATATTTTTTTGCGGAAATTGCGGAATTTATCGTTTCCATTTTCATATAATATGTAAATACATTTTCCGCCTAAATCATTTTTATACAAATCATATTTTTTTATATAAAAAATTAGCATCACAAAATAATTCATCAAAAAATGGAAATGAGAGCATTTCAGTCACAAGTCACTTTTTTACCATTTTTTCAAGACTTTTTTCAGATATTGTAAAATGGACATTTATAAATGTCCAAAACCGAAAAACAAATACCAAATTAAAAAGTGGATTTTATTGATTTTATGTATTATCACTGAATATCAACAAATAAATCATATATATTACATATCCTTCTTATCTATGGTAACACTTTTAGAAATCTTCCGAATAATCTTGCTTTCACTATCAAAAAACTCGCCTTTGCCACCCATCGCTTGGTTCATTATACCAAGATAAGTATCATTTAACGAATGTTGTAAATTCATGCACTGCGGATGTGCATCACGCCAAGGGATCATCAAATCGCCATTCTTTTTTGTAATGTATTTAATAGCCTTCCGTAGTTTGTCATAGAGTTCAGTTTCTTTTTCCCATACATCATCATCACGGACGTACATCGTTTCTCGTTTTAAATCGCTACAATGAATCGGGCGTTTATATACATCCATCTCGTTTAACTTTCTTACCATTTGACGCGAAATGCCTTCTACATAACCGAGCTCGCCGAGTTCTTCCAAATCGGAGAATTGTAGCATCATAGAATTTACAAAGTCTGTCAGATTCATTGCATCTTTGCATTTTTCATTGAGAAAAACTTGCATATTAAAAGTTTTATTATTATTATATGAATTATTAACACCTCCGTTGCCATTTTTACATACTTCTAACATTTGTTGTTGCATTTCTAATGTTTGTTTTTGTAATTCGCTGTTACTTTTAACGACTTCCATAAATAGATTTGTTATTTTTTCTATATTTTGTGTATCATTGAGATCATTAGTATTTTTAATTTCATTATCATAAATTATAAAGTTTTCTTCGGGTTTACATTTTTTCTTGTGTCTAGATAAGCTTGATAAATGTTTAAATGAGCGTTCGCATATAGGGCATATTATTTTAATACTGGTATTTTCTGATTTTACTGATTTTACTGATTTTTCTGATTTTTCTGATTTTACTGATTTTTCTGATTTTTCTGATTTTACTGATTTTTCGGCATTTTCGGCATTTTCTATATTAGCAATATTAGCAATTATATGTTTCTTAGTTGATAAATGTTTTTCATAATTACTATTTTTAAAGCATATAAAATCACACTTTTCACATTTAAAAATTTGGCATTTTTTTGGCATTTTTTTATTAGCCATTATTAGCATATATATATGCTAATATAAAAAATGCCTAAATACTTTTACAAAACACAATTTTTATGAAAAAAATAGCATCACAAAATATTTCGCCTGAAAATAATTTTGAGAGCATTTCAATCACAAGTCGTTTTTTTTACTGTTTTTCAAGACTTTTTTCAGCTATTGTAAAATGGACATTTATAAATGTCCTTTTCTGAAAAACAAATACCAAATCGAAAAACTTAAATTTATTGATTTTTTGTATAAAATATTAATAATACGTTTATTTATTAAATTGCCTCTACATTACAAGTGAAAAATATATGGAACATCTATTATTATTATTCAAATACCAATTACAGAAATCAGGATTTTCAAAAGTAAACAGAATAATTCTTTATAAAATAAAATATTATTTCTTGTGTTTTATATTATATTTACAGGGTAATATAATTGATGCTGGGTGTATTATAGCTGAATTAAATTTATAATTCTTTTTTGTATTCTTCTTATTTGTATTATTCTTATTCTTCCTTTTATTTTTATTATGTATTTTTTTGGTTTTTAACTTCATTAATTATATTATAATATATGATGATATAATTAAACAATTATTTAATTTTGTATAATATCTGTATGTAATGATGTTTCAGACGGTAATACAATTGGATCACTTGGTAATATAGTTTCTTTTGTATTTTTGATATCTTTATTATTTTTATCAATGATTTGTGGTTGTATAGTGGCCGGTTGTTCAGAAATAATAGATTCATTAATGACTAATTTCTTTAAATTATTACGCTTTACATTTTGTGATTGTAATAAATTCATAATGATATGTGGAGAGATTGCAACCATATTCATATATGTTTTGTATTTAAATGACGCAACACTTGTATTTTCTCCGAATTCAATACTGTACCACCAATAAGATGGGATAAATAATATTTGTCCCCTTTTCATAGAAATATTCAAACATTTAATTTTATCAAAATCAGCTTTATACTGTGACTGAATATCCCACGGATTAATTGGCGAAGTAAATTCAAAGTTTTCATAATCCTTTTCTTGGTATAAATATTTACTGCTCTTTGGTGGCGCCAATTTTAGTTTAATATCTCCTTCAGTAACTAATATATAATTTCGGTAATTTAATTCATATTTAAATGGTGTTTGAACTCCGTTATGTGCAATTAGAAAATCGTAATTACACGACGAAACCATATACGGTCTTATAAAATTATCATTGTATTTGAAACTTTTAATTATACTTGTTTCTTCTAAAAAATCCATATTATTTTCTACTAAATATTTTTGGTCAGTATCTTCATTTACAATGGTTAATGCATTGCTGTAAGCGATAGGAATATGTAATCCAGATTCTTCACTCGGGATCTCTTTTACATTTCTTATTTTAACATCAAATGCTCCATAACTGTCCAATATTGATTTTCTTTGACACGTTTCTAAAATACGTTCGTTTGCATACTCAAAAAGAATAGGTTGCCGAAGGTCGCAAATTTCTTCTAATTTTTCTTTGGATGGGTTATCAATTTCATATATTTCTAAATCATCGCTCGTTTTTAAATGAAAAAAAACATGGAGATAAAGAAAAAGTACAACGCAAAAAACCAGAACAATGTAAATAATATTCATCTATGGAATTAATTAGTTATTTTATCCGAATACTTATTTTTTTGATTTTATACTCATCATAATTATGTTCACGCGTTCACGCTCATTTGTTTAAATTTTCTACAATTTCATAAAATACGTCACTACCATAATTTATAGAGCGCCACGCAATATTGCCTTCAACTGTTCTTGGTAGTGAATAGTGCATACGAATTTCATTATTATCATCGTGTGAATATGGCGTAATTTCTTTGATTATGTGATAACTACCTAACCTAGCAATGCCAATATCAAATTCGCCTTCAATCAATAATTTATGGAGTTCTTGTTTGGAATTGCGATTCAAACAAATATATCGGTATAAATCGTAATGATTCGTCCATTTGTCGTTGTTAAATATCGCATAAATTACAGCACAATCAACAGAATGAAGACGAAATGCCATTTTAAAGATTTTTTCTTCGCACTGGTTCTTGATAAAATCATGGTCATCCGGATTTGGAATAAATTCTAACCCTTCTTCTGTTTCATACATTGGTTCGATTAATACTTTATTTTCGCCGTTATTCATTTTCTAATAATTGTTTTAGTGTTTGTTTGTATTATTATATTATGGAATACTAATTTCAATTTTTTAATTAAATTTATCCAAATATATATCCATATATATATATT